GTCTTTTGAGAAACGAAGGGTTAAAACCTGATTTTATAACAAAAGAAATAATTGAAGCATACAGAGAACAAATAAAAGTCAAACGATTACTGAAACAACTTAAAAATGGAAACACCAAAGAGAACACCGAAACCAGTTAACCAAAAATCAATCTATCATTCCTTCGCTGATCTGTATGATAAGTTGATGAATGATGAAATCAGCATTGAAAAGGCTGATGCAGCCGCAAGGCAACTGGAAGGAATGAACAGAACCTACCTGAATGAAATTAAACGGGCCGCAGTTGAGCATGATATCAACAATGCAATGAAGGCTGTTGATATTCGGTCATTGGAATTGAAACCATTTGATGACGGTGATCCTATCACAAGCCAATCTGTGTAACGATGCCACGACAGAAAACACCTGATCAATTAAAAGTCATCAACGGCACTGACAAGAAGTATCGAATGACAAGAGTAGGAATTAAGCAGGCTGGCATCTCAAAGGTGCCGCCTGCTCCGTCATGGTTTACCCCGATGGCGAAAAAGATTTACAAGGATGTTTCCCGGGAACTGATGGCAAAGAACCTGCTTCATGTTGTCGGGCTGACATTGGTAGTATCGTACTGCAACCTGATCGCCCTTCACCTTCAACTGGAACAGGAAATGAAGTCAGAGGGCAGGCTGATTACCATTGAAACCAAGGCAGGTTCATACGAAGCACCGAATCCAAAGCACAAAATGAGCCTGGATGCGCTGGAAAAGGCAAGACAGATCGCTGTTGAGTTCGGATTTACGCCATTATCGCAGCAACGGATCATCAGTCAGGTGACCAATAAAGATGACAATGACAAATTTTTCGACTAACCAAACTTAAAAACAATGGCATTTAAACCATCAATCGTTAAGAGAAACCGGCTGTTACTTGAATTCAAGCAGGCCGAAAGAACGGATCGTGAAGCCAAACGCACCTTTTGGGATAAGGTATTCAGAAGGCCGGCTATGTATATTGGGTTTTCCATTCACCGCTGTACCACAATGCCACACGCCATGGACTTTATCCGGAACAAAGGCATAAAGAAAGTTATTTCAGCATACTTCTACGACAAGGAAGGCCACCGCCACCGGATGATTGAGAAAGGAAAGATCAGCATGAGTGTACGGGTAAACACCTACGGGCGCATTTGATGGATAACTCACTGCTGTACCGGTACGATGCAAAGGCTGCAAAGTTTGCCGTTGACTGGATAGAGAAATTCTGTTCACACGCAAAGGGTGAACTGGGGGGAAAGCCGTTCAAACTTGAAAAGTGGCAGAAGGAAGAGATCATCAAGCCGCTGTTCGGATGGAAGCGCAAAAGTGACGGCCTTCGCCGGTACAAGCGTTGTGCCGTGTTCGTTCCGCGAAAGAACGGGAAGTCAACCCTTGGAAGTGCCATTGCCCTTTACATGCTTTGTGCAGACGGTGAGAAAGGTGCTGAGATTTACAGCGCAGCGAGTGACCGCACTCAGGCCGGTATCATCCATGAGGTTGCAAAAACCATGGTGAATCAGAATTCTGAACTGCGTAAACGGGTCCAGGTATATCAGAATTCAATCGTTTACGAAAAATCAGCATCATTTTACAAGGCCATATCCAGTGATGTCAAGACAAAGCACGGTTTTAATGCCCACTGCATCATCTTTGACGAGCTTCACGCACAGCCAAACAGGGAGTTGTGGGATGTACTCACCACTTCCATCGGTGCCCGGACCCAGCCTATTGTCATCATTTTCACCACTGCCGGGTACGACAAGAAAAGTATCTGTTACAACCAATACGAATATGCCAAAAAAGTGAAGGCGGGCATCATTCGTGATGACACATTCCTTCCGGTGATCTATGAATCTGCTGAAACGGATGACATCAACGATGAAAAGATTTGGGCACTGGCGAATCCAAACTACGGCATCAGCCTGAAAGAGCAGTACGTCCGTGATGAAGCATTGAGGGCGCAGAATGAACCTGGTTACGAAAATACCTTCCGCCGGCTTCAGTTGAACCAGTGGACGAGTTCAGATGTTCGGTGGATCTCCGATTCAGCATGGATGGCCAGCGACCACGGGATAAACATGGCATCACTTGAAGGGAAACCGTGCTTTGCAGGGCTGGATTTGGCATCAAAAAGGGATATTACGTCATTCGTTTTGCTGTTTCCACCCGATGAACATGGCAATTACAACGTCCTTCCGTTTTTTTTCATCCCTGAATTGAACTCACAGGAGCGTGTGAAGAAGGATAATGTTCCCTATGACCAGTGGATAAAGCAAGGATTCATCATTGAAACGCCCGGAGATGTCACTGATTACGACTTCATTCAGGCGAAAATCATGGAACTGAATAAGAAATACAACATCAAAAGCATTGCCTTTGACCGCTGGAACTCTTCACAATGCGTAATCAATCTGCAAAAAGAGGGCTTTGATTGCTCACCATTTGGTCAGGGATTCGGTTCGATGAGTGCCCCGACAAAGGAACTTGAATCGCACATCCTGTCAAAGAAAGTGAATCACGGAGCCAATCCGGTCCTGCGCTGGATGGCATCGAATGTCATGTTGCAGATTGACGCGGCTGACAATAAGAAAATTCACAAAGGCAAAAGCACCGAAAAGGTTGACGGCATGGTGGCGCTGGTTATGGCCTTGGGTGAATACATGACAAAAGGCGCTCCGACAAAATCTGTGTATGAACAAAGTGGAATCAAAAAACTATAAACCTATGGCCTTAGAAAAGCACCTGCAAAGATTGATGACAACTGACGGATTCATTGAAGCCTTTTGGGAAATGTCCAGCGAATACCCTGGATCTCAGGAACAGGCCTATGAGGCCGTTGACCAAATGCACTCGGATGCCTTTGGAAACCGCAAGTATGCAAATTTCAACTCATTCAGGGTTGTGAGGGATAACTACTTAAAACGCAAAAGAGATGCAAACAGAAAAAAAGAACAAAAGAAAGCCTGACCAGGTGCATGTCAAAATCGTATGCCCTTGGTGGGGCAGATTTGAGGTGGTGCAGATGCACTGCCGGTCAATGGTAAAGTTCATGGAGTCTTCACCTTACAAAATGTCGTATTTGGCAATCATTTCGCAGGAAGACCCTGACTTCAGAGACCTTCGCGATCTTGCATTTGGATTTAATTTCGATGTTTGTTCACACAAGAATTTACCAGTCAGCGAGAAACTGAACGCAGGCATTGAACTGGCTATGGAAGACAGCCCCGATTACATTATGAACATGGGTTCGGATGACCTTTGCAGTGCGGAAATATGGGATGAATACAAGCCATTTATCGAAAAAAAAGAGAAGTTTTTTGGCATTGACAGTTGTCACATCATTGATTTTTACAGCAAAGAGGCGTATTACCTTGACCTGTATAATGACAGCAATCCGGTGGGGGTACTTCGCATGATTCACACTACCTGTATAAAGGATCTGTGGACTTATTACAAGTTAAAACCCTACCCATATGGAGTAAACAGGGGCATGGATGGAGCATCACAGCTAAGATTGAAAAGGCTTGGAATATTGCCAACGGTGATACATACTGCTGGAAGGCCGTTCACCACGGGGGTGAAGCACCGCACCAGCATCAATCAGTTCATCCACTTGTCAATGCTTGACAAGGCAAAGCCCGTTGAATATGATTCACTCAAACACCTTGAAGCATGAAGATAGCCCAGTTTGCCACCATTCCACAACGAGCCAACACGCTCAAAATAGCAGCGCGGTCAATGGCCGGACAGGTTGACCTGGTCCGTGTGTTCTACGACAGCAAAACTGACGGAAACAAGTTTAAGAACCTGACTGAATTTTCAAACGATGAGGTAATCTTTATCTGTGATGACGATATTCAGTACCCTGCTGACTATGTGAAAACCATGATGCAGTATCTTAAACCAGGCATTGTGATTACCTGCATGGGCAAGATAATGAAACCACGGCCCATTGCATCTTTTTACAGGGATGAGGCGCTTTGCTACAAGACCTTTGAGACCTGCGAAGAGTTGACAAGGGTGGAGATTCCCGGCACCTGCGCCATGGCCTTCTACCGATCAACGTGCCCCGACCTTGACAGCTCATTCTTTCAGTCGCTGAATTCTGACATATGGATGGGCATATACTGCAAGGTGAACACCATTCCCTGCTACGTGATACCGCATAAGGCCGATTGGCTCACCAACCTCATGCCGATGCTTCCGGTGGAAACCCCGTCAGTATTTGACAGATTTAAAAATAACGATAAACACATGACAGACCTTGTAAACCAGTACATATGAAAAACTTTGGAAGAAACGATTGGACAAAATTAATGGACAGAATAAAGCACCTGAACATTCAAACACTTGAAGAAAGCCACGACAAGACGGAAGGCAACATCGTAAATATCCGGCATGATGTTGATGATGACATTCAGGCATCCTTCAAAATGGCGCAGGCTGAAAACGAAATAGGCATCAAATCAACGTACTTTATTCTTGACACAGCCCCGTACTGGCCGCAGGATGTGGCAAAGTATGTTGAACTGATATCCAGGTTCGGGCATGAAATCGGGTGGCACAATAACGCCATCAGCAAGCACATCCGCACTGGTGAAAGCCTGTTTGACTGCGTATGTGATGCGCTGGCTGAACTGCGCAAGGTTGCCCCTGTTGTTGGAACGGCAAGCCACGGTGATCTGTTGTGCTATGAACGCGGGTACCTGAACTACTACCTTTTTGGTCTTTCACGGGTGAACAATCTTCAAAATTTCCCGTTCAAAGGTGACTGGCATTCCTTCGATCTTCACAATTTCGGGCTGAAATACGAAGCCTACTTCACCGGCCATACTCATTATATCACAGATTCTGCCGGAGAATGGAATCAGAACAACGAAGAAATAATTTTGGACTTTGAAAAGAATGGCGGTAAACTCCAACTGCTCTTGCACCCTCAATGGTGGACATTATGAAACAAATAGATCTCAAACGCGACAACTGCCTGCACTGGCATTTTTACGCTGACTGGATTCCCTACAAGGAACTGGCCGTATGGCAACCCGGCAACAAGTGGAACGCTACGGCAAAAAACCGACTTTCCTTCGCATCCCGTTCAGGGTATATCGGGTACCATGCCCTGTGGAAGGAGTGGAACCAGTGCCGACAGGACATTTACGAGATCAACACATCGGCACCGGTCAGGCAGGGAAACCCGATGAAGCCCGCTTACCTTGAATTCCCGCCTGATAAGAACATCGTAAACACCTGCGAGCATCACCGCTATGAGTTGGTATTTGTGCGAAAAGGAAGCAAGGTGGTGGCCTATGCCATCACCCACATTTCCGGGGAACTGATGAACATCAGCACCATTCTCGGACATGCAGACTATTTGAAAGACGGCATCATGCTTTCACTGATGGATCAGATTCAAAAGTTGGCTATCCTTCACGGAATTAAGGCTTTGACTTATTACATGTGGGATTCAGGAACACCAGGGCTTCAATACCACAAGCATTCAGTGGGCTTTCAGCCGTGCTATTTGTCTGAAAGATAGGCAAATAAAGCATATGTTAAAAATTATGTAACTATGTTACAGCGTATTATGTAACCATGTTACAGCCTTAACGGCAGATCACGACCGTACTTTTGTCAGCAAAATGGCGAAAATGCGGTTTTTTAATTTTCAGAAAAAGGAAGAAAGATCACAGGACTATGGCGGGTCACTGCAAAACCTTGTGAATTTTCTTTTATCCATCGGAAGCAAGAAAACATCCAGCGGTGAATCCATTGACCAGGAATCAGCGCTGACATTTTCTGCCGTTTGGGCTTGCATCCGCATCCTGTCTGAGACCGTTGCCGCTTTACCCATCCATATCTACAAGTACGATTCATCAGGGAACAAAATCATGGTTCCTGATCATCAGTTGTACCGATTGGTGCATGATGAGCCGAATCCGCTGATGACATCCTTTGTTTTCCGTGAAACTTTAATGGCTGGCCTGTGTGGCTGGGGTAACGCCTATGCGCACATTGTCCGCAATGGCGCTTATATTCCTGTTGAGTTTGACATCCTACATCCTGAGAAGGTAAAGCCGTACATCGCATCGAATGGAAAACTGCTTTACGAGATCAAAGGTTACGACAAGCCGATCGAAGCCGAAAATATGATCCACATTCCGGGGCTTTCATTTAACGGAATCGTTGGAAAGTCACCCATCGAAGTCGCTGCCGAAAATATCGGCCTTGGTCTTGCCCTGCAAAAGTTTGGTGCTGAGTTCTTCAAGAACGGTGCAACC